AGTTATATGCCCATCGGTCTAATGTGTAAATAACTCCAGCATTAGCGGCAATGCTAGTTCCTCTTTGCGCTATGTCTGCCGCACCATTTATGAATGGATTGACTAAAGTGCTTGGAGTAGTCCAAGATACGCCTGTGCTGGCAGAAGAGTTTGCAACAAGTGTTGTGCCGTCAGCTCCTACCGCCTGATTGGTGTATGTGCCGGATCCTGTACCTACGATCAAGTCACCTTTAGCGGTGATTTGAGTAGATTGGATAGCGTTGGCGATGTTAAAGGCGTTGTGCGAGATAACTGTGGCGATATCGCTAGCAACTAGAGCAGTTAAGCCTGTGATTGAAGTACCTGTGGTTGCGGTGTAATCCACACCACGCTCAAGAAGTACGCCGTTGATGAATACCTGCTCAGCTCCAACTACATAGCTCAGAGTTGTTGAGAATCCGTCTGTGCCTGAGAGGGTTGTTTCGCCACCTGTTGCGGTGTAGCGCCATTGCTGCATAACAACAGTAGGAGTAGTTCCTTGAAGTCCTTGAGTTCCGAGAAGCCCTTGGGTTCCCTGAATACCTTGCAAACCAGTTGTACCTTGAGCGCCGTTAGAACCTGAAGTACCAGTAGTTCCTTGGGTTCCAGTCGTTCCTTGTGATCCAGTAGTACCCGTTGTACCCTGCGAGCCGTTGGTTCCGTTAGTACCTGAAGTACCTTGAGTTCCAAGCGTTCCCTGAGAGCCTGTGAAGCCTTGGGTTCCTGTTAATCCTTGTGTTCCAGTCGCACCCTGAGATCCTGTTAGACCTTGAGTACCTGTGGTTCCTTGAGAGCCTGTTGCGCCAGTTGTTCCCTGTGCGCCAGTTGTACCCTGTGTGCCGTTAGTTCCCGATGTTCCCTGCGCGCCAGTTGATCCTGTTGCACCAGTAGAACCCTGCAAGCCTGTTGTACCTTGTGAGCCAGTCTGACCTGTGGTTCCTTGAATACCGATTGTGCCTTGAGAACCTGTTGAGCCTGTGGCTCCTTGAGTTCCTTGGCTTCCAGTAGTTCCCTGTGATCCAGTTGATCCCGCAGTTCCTTGCGAACCAGTTGTACCTTGTATGCCTTGTGTACCAGTCGTACCTTGCGCTCCATTTGTACCGCTAGTACCTTGTGCGCCTGTTGAGCCTTGAGAGCCAACCGCACCCTGAGTACCAATAGCACCTTGGATACCAGTAGTACCCTGCGTACCAGTAATGCCCTGCGCTCCGATTGGACCTTGAGTTCCTTGTGGGCCAGCGCCGGAAGTCTGAGCAAAGAAAATCTGATCTGTACCAATGATGATGTAGCCATTAGTGCCTGTGCCAGTATTGTATTCAATAAAGTTCTGACCTGATTGAGTGCTGCCAGCAACTACATAAAGATAATCGCCATATTCAACCTGACCAGCCGTTGAGTTGTTGTAGTCAGTAGCGCGGGTGAGAACATAAGGCGTTCCAAATGTGCCAACTGTTGTGACCGTATAAATACCGTTGTAAAGAGCGTTTGTCTGATTCTTAACAAGAACGCGATCATTGAGAGATAGCGATACGCCGTCAATCGAAATAGCACCGTTTGTATTGTGCGTAAGTTTTGCGCCAATACCATAGCCACCGCCTTGATCGGCAGAACCAGCAGTATATGTAGCGTTAAGATCGGCGGTTGTTGCAACGCGAGCAGAAGCGTGTGCGTTGTTAGATGCAATCGGGCCAACAATTCCTTGAACGCCTTGCAAACCTTGTGTTCCTTGAACACCCTGCACCCCTTGAGTACCCTGTGCGCCAACCGCACCTTGAATACCTGTTGTGCCTTGATTGCCTTGTAATCCTTGAAGTCCAGTAATGCCTTGAGTACCAGTTGTACCTTGATTGCCGTAATGACCTTGAACGCCTTGCAATCCTTGAACGCCCTGTGAGCCGATAGTTCCTTGAGCGCCAACAGTTCCCTGTGTACCAGTCGCGCCCTGCATACCAACTGTACCTTGTGAACCAGTAAATCCTTGAGTACCAGTTGTGCCTTGAATGCCGTTTGTACCTTGACAACCCTGCAAACCCTGAGTGCCTTGCGTTCCTTGCGAACCAGTAATTCCTTGTGTGCCTTGTGTTCCAGTTGCACCTTGAATGCCATTAGTTCCTTGAACACCTTGAGTTCCTTGAATTCCTTGTACACCTTGCGTGCCTTGAACCCCTTGAGTTCCTTGTACGCCTTGTGTGCCTTGTACTCCTTGAATGCCCTGAACGCCTTGTTGTCCTTGTGGACCAGGAGAAGTAACTACAACATTTGTATTTATAGATTGCGTAACAATAATTGGATCAGTCATCGACTCACCTGTGGAGTAACTTGAATTTGTCCATAAACTAAACGAGTTACGATATTAGTAGCAGAAGTAATTTCTAAATCATATTGATAAAAACCAGCACTAATAGCAGTAGTCTGTGCTGCCGTTGCGTGTAATGCGATTGTGCCTGTTGCACCAGTAATTGTGATACCACTACCAGTAGTTAAAGTAAGTGCGGCAATTGAGTCGGCGACATTAGAGCGCAACTGAAGTTCTGCGGTGTATCCAGTTAAGTTAATTGCAGTACCAGTTGAATCTTGATAAATGAAGTTTTGATACCAGTCTGCGCCTTGATCAATAATGAGATTTACTTTACCTGCACTCATATCAATCTCCTAACTTAGTACCACAATCACAAATGGTCGCCGTCTTGGGGGAAGGCATTCCGCACGATGGACATAGTATAGACATATGCGCCAGCGCGATCATTGACGAACCGCCAGTTGATAACTCAGTTAATGCCCAAACTAATGCGTCTAGTCTATCAGGAGAATCTTTACTTTCTGGTGTCCACATAACCATCTGGTCTTCAAGTAAATCAAATCCGCCGACGTGATGAACTCTGCCTTGTTCATATAATGCTGAAATAGGTTCGGCGCGCAAACGCTTACCCCTAGTAGCCGTTACTTTCTTAGTCGGCACATTGTGATCAACCTGCTGAATTAGGTAGGTGATCATATCGCCACCATTATTACCTTCCGCGATAATGCGGTCAGCCTTCCAATGATGATAAGCACCTACGGCTTTGCGCGCCCAAGCATCAGGAGTCGCTTTGAGAGTGTCATCAGCCAAAATGTAATATTGTCCGTCAGTAGAAACGCCAGCCGTTACTATTCCTGTTTCGTCTGACTCCTCACCGCTAGTAACGGCAGGGTCAATAGCAACAACGATACGGACAAGCGGAGGCAATTCAGCAAAGTTGATACGCGCCGAGTCAATCATTTCTCTATTCCATAGTGCGCCTTCACTACTTTCTAGCAGTTCGCCGTACAACTCCTGCCTACCTACACGCGTTCCTTCATAACGAGCGCGCAGTTCTAATAGAGCAGAGGCGGAAAGGTTCCTTGCATTATCAAAGGTTGAACCGCGCGTGATGTGAACAGAGCCATCAGTTCGCTTAGTCCACTCGCGCAATAATTTAATCGGCTTGGGTGTAGTAGTAACTACAACTCGTGGTCGCTTACCGATACGGAGTGCAGGTGCTAATCCCTCTGTCCAAGTTTCATAAGGATAATTCCACATAGCCAACTCATCAAGCCACGCGCCTGAAAGGTTAAGTCCGCGACCAGCATCAGGCGTATCAGCACCGAACATATGCACAATCTGTCCGTCAGCGAAAATAATTTTGTATGAGGATTTGTTATAGATGTAATCAACATCGCGTTTTAGTCCGCGATAATCTAACGCTTTAAGAAATCCTGATGGACCTTCTAGGCAGACATTCTTAGCATCACTGAATGTCGGCGCGATAATAGCCCATTGAGTTGCTACTCCGTCAGGTGCTTTCGGGTGGCGTAGTACCTGTTCCGCTAACCATTCACCGCCAGTACGAGTCTTTCCCCAACCACGACCTGAAAGGATTAACCAAACATTCCATTCACCTTCGGGTTCTTGTTGCTCAGGGCGAGCGACGAACCACCAAGGTTTATTAGCAATCTCTCTAACTAGGTGTTCAGGGAGTTTAGCGAGCCAGCGTTCCTTCTCACTCTTGCTCTTGCGCGATATCTTCTCCGATAGAGATAGACTCATTTTCATCACCCTCACTTAGGAAATCAAGAACGGACTTTCGGGCTTCATCAACTACGGCGAACAGGCTAGAGCCGTTAGCACCTGTAATTTCTTGGGTCAAAGTATCTTTCCTGCCCCAGCGATCATTGTGTTTGCGTTCTAAATACCAAGTCGCTGCCTGCCACTTACCTTCTTGCGCTGCCTGCTTGATGAGAGCAACAGATTGCACTTCAGCCTCGGCTTCAGCCCGTTTAATTGACTCTAACAATTCCCGATATATGGGTTTGCTTTTAGGCTTCGCTGCTTGATCTAGCCAATGATAATAAGTTGATTCGCCTATGCCCACCATTTCGCAAGCAACTTTCGCGTAGTTACCTGCCCTGATTGCTAAACAGATGCGGTCAATGAGTTCTGTTGTAAGTGTTAGTTTGCGCCCTGCCACGATTATGCCTTTCTAGGTACTTTTACATCAGTAATAGTTTTCAACCTGATGTTCGTAACATTACCAGCCTTAGTAACAATTCTAGCAAGATGTGGATAGCGTGAAGCAATATCGTTGAGTGCCTTAGTGTGATCAACCTGCCTATCTGAAATACCCTTAGCCTTCAATTCAGCATCAATGCCACCAGCAGCGAAGTATTTAGTAACAGGACATAGATACTCGAAGCGAACTACTGCGCCATTCTGAGAGAAGGAACGCAAGGTAGTTTCGAAGTCATCTCCTGATGATTCAGCATAAACTCTATCGGCGCCCATAATGGCTTTATCCCCAGCATAGTTGCCATAGATATTGCCGCAGATGTAACGCAAGCCGACAGAGATTACATCACTCATAAAGAAGCCGTTAGCAACAGGATTAATGCCCCACATCTTCGCGCCGTACTGCTTGCAGATAGCGAAGCCTTCTTCAATCAACTCGTCAATGGTTCCTGTGTAATCTTCTAACTTATCATCAGGAGTTTTCTGTTTAATCGTTACAGTATCATCATCAAGGTTTAATAGCGGTGTGCCAGCAGGATAGTAGTTGTGATAGAAGCGTTGCTGATTTACCTTACCGATAACTCCAACTACGAGTTTCCACTTATCTCCTAGGACTCTTTCATATTCGGCGCGCTCGGCTTCATTAGCAACGAATACTGTAACGCGGTTACTATCAACTTGGTAACGCTCTAGAAATGCGAGTGTTTTAGATTTCAATAGTTCTGCGCGAGCATAGGAAGGTATTGCTATCTGATAATCCATTAGTAGTGAGTTCTCTTAAACTTCTGTACGGTGATGGGTCTTAGGCGTAGTGCCGTTATGCCAGTATTCTCGTGATAAATGATTTTGCAGAGATCAGGGAATTGTGAATGAACTGTGCCTAGTTCTTCGGCGTGACGAATGTTTCTATCAACGCCATCTTCTTCTTTAACGCATTGAGCATTTCCGCCTTCGCCGAACCAGTCCTGCTTGAAGCCTAGATACTCGAATCTAATGTTTGCTCCGTATTTAACGAAGCTTCTAAGTGATGAGTGGTGGTCTTCGCCTGTATTAGTCATACGCCTTTCTGTGTCACAGAATATCCACTCTTGTGCGTATGTTCCCATTACAGTAGCAGGGCAGTAGCGGAGTCCAGCCCATATCTCGTTCTTCATATAGAAAGCGTTGCTTCCGTGATGCAGCCCCCATAAGCGAGCACCCATCTTTTCGCAGTAGCCGTATGCTTCCTCGGCTAACTCATCTAGCGTATATGTCGTAGGCACCATTCGGTTATCTTGTTTTTCCAAGATATCTTCCACGTCATCATCAAAACTGACGATCTTAGTACCTTCGGGGAAATACTGATGATAGAACTTGCGTTGGCGCGTGATGCCCTTAACTCCAACGATAATCTTGTAGTCAGGGCTAACTGCCTCGCGGTACTTTGCTTCTTCTTCCTCGTTAGCCACGAAGATATAGATATTCTCTCGTTTCGCGCCGAGCCGATCAAGGGTAGGTAAAGTCTTGGTCGTTAATGCCTTTACGCGAGCATAGGTAGGAATGGCAATTACGTAGTCAATCACTTCTTTTTGCCTAATACTTTGAAAGGAATATCGCCTTTCACCGCAGATGCTAAGCCGACTTCGCGTTCTGTTCTACGCTTTGCGCCTTCGGCTGCTTCTAACGCATAAGTGAAGCAATCTTTCATACCGCGCAAGCAATAATAGACAATGCTATATCGGTAACTATCTTTTGCGGTTTTGAGGATAGGAGTAACTCCGTGAACGAAACGGAATCCCGGAAAGAACAGTACCCAGCCATCACGACATTCGACTGTTGCATCATATTCGGGCATATGTAAATATCCACCGCGAACTCCGCGCCGAACTACTGGCATAGCACTCCACATGTCGAAGTTGTTGCCGTCGGTGTGATACGGAAGAGTAGCCGTCTTGTTAATTACTCCGCTAGTCCATAGGGAGTCATCGCTGATACGCCACTCTTTTTCAACGCCAGCAGTTTCAGCAACATCTTCGTTATATACATCAGGTGCTATTTCGCGCATCATCTTTGCTAATTCATCTGCGACATTAACGAGCGTTGCGTGTTCTTCAGGTTGCTCATAAGAAAGTGCAGTAGGGCGGCATGACTCACGCGTCTGAAAGGGTTTGCGCGGAGCCATACCGAATGTACGCGATTGATTACCTGTCCCAGTATTCTGTCGCGTAACGCCCTCTTTTGCATATTTCACATTACGAACTGCTTGTCGCAATTCGCTCACTAAGGCTTTATCTAATGGCAGATACGCGAGGAACGGCTCTTTAGTATCAGCATCAACATAGAGTCCAGCCTTAGTAATGTTCGGTTCTAACTCAGGGACTACTTCGCCTTTGATGTTCATACTTTCGGCGCGAGTCATTAGGCTTTTGACTTCGTGAATATCTAGTTTCATAGTTTAGGTACTTCTAATCCTGTTTCGTTAGCGACTGCTTGCAATATTGCTTCTGCGTTGCTATCAACGCCGTACTGTTCACGCAATTCTGTGAGGCGTTCGATCACCCATACATACTGGTGATTAGGATATTCAGCCATTAGTAATCTAATCGTGCGCTCCGCGTAGCGTTCTGCGCGTTCTGCGAGAGTAGGGCGTACAGTCACGCCTTCCTGTTGTCCGTGCTGATTTGCAGGGATTTCTGTGACCTCGTCAATGAGTGCTAATAGGTCATCAACATCATTAGAGTTATAGCCAGTACCAGCCAAGTCAATATCGCCTAGCAGTTCTAGTAACTTTTCATTGTCATAAGTACCGAGATCAGCGAGGCGATTATCTGCTACAACTATGCGCGCTGCGTGTTCGTCAGTAACATCAACAGAAACAGTATCAATGAGTTTCCAACCGAGGCTCTTGGCTGCTTCCCATAAGTGATTACCTGCAAGGATTTGTCCTGTGGACATTTGCACGACGATCGGCTTGTATTGTCCGTGATTCTTTAACGACTCAGCCAATGCTTTGATATCGCCTTTACGCGGATTATTAGGGTATGGCTTTAACGAGTCAATTTTTGTGGCAATGATTTCCATAATGAGCCTCTCTAGATTTGATAGTTGAAGTGAAAGCGCACCGAAAAGGGATTAACGATGCGCTCTCACGATCTCGTCACGCAGAAGGGGTGGACTGCTGACGAGCCTGTGCTAAACGCGATGCATCTAAACGCTTCACGTCAGCAAGATTAAATAGTGATCGACGATTCTTCCGACCAACTGGAACTAACTCTTTACGAAATACTAACTGCCGTAAATTGCTAGTTGTAACACGCAAGATTTCTGCTGCTTGATTTGAGTCAATAGTGTCTTCCATTGTTTGCCTTCCTTATGCCCAAGGATCTTCGATCGGGTCTTCATCTGTTTTGGTTACGGGTGGAATGACAGGCTCTGCAACATTACGCGGAGTGATGCCATAATTATCAACTGCGATTTCCAATGATCGGCGTTCGTTCTGCTCTTTATCAATGAAAGTGTTTTGCGAGAAGCGACCTGTAACTATTACGCGAGCACCTTTACGCAATTCATTTGCTGCGCCAGTAGCATCTTTGCCCCAAACGAAACATCTGAACCAAATTGGTTCGCCGTCAATCCATTCGCCATCTTTCTGAATACGCGGAGTGTTACATAGAGTAAAACTCGTAACGATTTTGCCGTTAGGCGTAGTGCGAAGTTCTGCGTCTGCTCCTAAATTACCAGTAACGGTAATGATGCCTTCACCAGCCATAGTCTTCTTTCCTTTCCAAGTAATGGTAACTGCCTTCTGACGTAAGTATAACGATTGAGCCGTTGGCAAGTGTTACTGGACACTCTAACGGATCGGCGTGTCCTGCGACAATATGACCTGACCGCTCTGCCTTTTCCACATTAAAATGGACTGCGTTCTTACTCATATTGTGACAAGCGTGATGAAGTGCTACTAGATTCTGTACAGTATCTTCACCGCCACGCGACTTTAGTTTTCTATGATGTAGAGCGAATGATTCAGGTAGTCCAGCACCACACTTTTCGCAGTATCCTTCACATCGTGCAAGAACCTGCTCCCTTAACTCTATCCACTTCTTCAATCGTAGCCTCCTGCTATATTGCTAACGGATTAGTCTGTATAGTCGTCGAATTTCAACGCGGTGACTTTGTACTTTGCGCTTAATTCCCTATCAACGACTCTTACCTGTACACCTTGCGTATCGCCGTACTGTTTGATCGCCGATACTTTAGTAACTTGTTTATCATCTTCATACGCAACATCAGTTAATCCGTCTAAAACTGCTCGAATTAACTTATCTATATCGGGAGTAGTGCTAGGCTCTTTTCTTTTGCTGGTTTTAGGTTTAGTCAGCGTGAAAACTAGCGCGACCTCTACGGCTCCCTGCGCCTTATTTAGCCCTGCTTTACGCGCGCCGTTAGCGATATCCGCGCGCCATAAGGCTAAGTCCTGCGCTCTTACGTGGATTGCGTGTCCGTTGATGAACTTCAATGAACCCTGCGGTACTGGTCTTCCGTGAACGAAAAATTGCGCGTCAGTACCAGTAATGGCTTCGCCAGAACTTCCACGCATTGCAGGGGTTTCCATAACGATAACTAATATACCTTATTCCGTTACGGATTTGTGTAGCCGAGGACTTAGAGGTTTCTATGAGCAACTGTCCTATGCCGTATGCGGTACTGGTGGACGATTTTGCACGATAATTCCAATGTGACTCGTGTGTCCATATTTCATTCAGGCATTGATAATCTGCCTTAGTCCAGCCTTGTTTTTTTACTAGTTGTAGTGCGTATTGCTTGGGTTGATGTAGTGCGAACGCTTCTGTGTCGAAGCGAACTGATTTATGTATTGGTGCTTGTGCTTCTGCTGGATTTTGTATTGTCCAACTGATTACTAGCAGTATTACTGTTGCGATTTTTAGAGTCTTCAATTTGCGCCTCCTTAAAGAGTGCGTGTCTTTGTCGCTTCTTGATTATCGTAGTTTTCGGCTACCTTGAAATGAGAGCGTGCTCTGAGTCTTGTCGCCAATTCATCGGGCGATTTGCTTGTTGCAAATATCTGCGCTCTTTCAGGGTCGCAGGTTGGGCACGGTCTAACACCATCATACTGTGTTGTAACCATAGTTGATTGCCCATTAGCACGCTTTTCTTCTTGATATGTGAAACTTTCTGTAATCCAACCAGCATCACATTCCCTGTGCGTACATACGCAATTAAAGCGATAACATTTGATTGGTTCGTTATCTAAACGCTTAACGATTAAATTGCGCATTGTTGGATTGACTTGTTTAGGGTCGCTCATGAATCCTCCTCTGGATCTGGAATATCGATTCCTTCGTCTTCATCTTCTATTCCTAATGCGTAATTATCTCCGTTCAACCATTGTGGCTCCCTAGGCATTGTTTTCCCTTTCTGTTATGTGATTGATGATTCGTTCTTTGATTATTTCTATTGTTTTTTTTAAGTCATACGGCATAAGAGGGTTATCTTCTGCCGTAATTTTGATTTCCATATCTTTTATTTCTTGTATTACCTTTTCCAAATCGGTAATCATTTGCTTCCGCCCCAACCACTACCGCGAAAGTGTGCAGGAGTAGCGGTATATTTTCTTTTCATCTGTTCTTTACAGATTCTGCAAGCGACTGTTTCGGGCGCAGTTCCGATTTGAAATGTCTTTTCTACTACTCCGTCAAGCAAACATTCATATAAATAAACTGCCATCACAGTTCCTTCCTTATTTCAGACAATGCGCTATTCATCGCGGTTTCGTGTCCGTCTAGCCAGATATGCGCCAGATCATTCATAGGCTCATCTTTCCAGCGAGCCGACTCGACATTGGCGATAATTTTCATAATCAGTTCATAATGATCTACTAGCGCCATTGTGGTTGCCCCTTACTTTTCTTTCCATATTCCATACCGAAGTAAAAGAATATTAAATTAACGTCCCAGCCGAAACGGTCAAACTGCACTCCTAATTGGAACCCGCGAAGCTTCCCTATGTGAAGCCAAACTCTTCCTATATTTTTTGATCTATTTCTCATTGAAGTAACTCCTCTATTAACTGAATAGTCTTGCACGGATATTTGATATTGGTTCCCCAATGGTCTTTACAAGTAGAACAGTAATTAGCACCGCTAGGAATATGCAGTTCAACGACTGCTTTCAGTATGTCGTGTAGCAATTCGGGATACTCGTCAAACCTATCCCATACAAGTTGTATCAGGTCTGCGTGTTCCACTTAGTTACCTAATACTTTGTCTGCGATCAACGCCTGAACTGATAGGGCGACATTATCGATACCAGCCTTAACGATTGCCTTGCGATTATCCATTAACTTCATATTGCAGATTTCGTTATAGATATCTAACCGCACTCGCGCTTCTAGTGCCGCGACCATACGCATAGTGACTTCTGTCTGATCGTCTGTTGGAGTATCAAGGATTAACTTGCCGTCAATGACTTTCCAATGGTTTTCTTTGCATAGTATTTTCATTTTCCTGCCTTCTCCTTGTATAAGTTTTGAGCCACGCGCATTGCGTAACTCACTAGATCGTCTAACTCCTTGCTCGCTGCCTGATCAATCGCTAATAACGATATGCGCCCGAATCGCTTAGTCATTTGACCTATCCTGCCAATTTCGCTGGAAGTCAGTTGGCGACTCTGCAATTCAGATACATACCAAACTGTCAGGGCAATACACCCACCAACATCATCAGCATCATGCAATTTATCCCACTCATCTTCAACGAGTCTTGATAAATTCCACGCGTTGATTCCGTTAGCGCGAGCCTCGGCTAATTTATTGCTGATATTGCTAACAGCGATTTTTGCACTATTAACGCGAGGCGCGACCGCCATCGAAGTTTCGCTAGAAACTTCTGAGGTAGTACTTGTAGTTGGGTTGGGTTGGGTTGGGTTGGGTTGGGTTGGGGAAGGATAACTTTCGCGTTTCATTTGCGTTTCACCGCTATCGCTATGAGCGCGCTTTTTCTCCCTGAATTGCTTAACACGCTCACGCGCTTGCTCGCGCTTAACAGATACCTTCTCCTTAGTAGGCTGGTATTCCGTATAAGAGCGAATCAAGTATTGGAAGTTGTCGGGATCGTTTTCCCATAATCCAACTCTGATCAAGTCTTCGGCATCTTGCTCATTCCAGTTCATTTTGTTGTAAGCAACATACCCAATAGCACCATCTGTTAGAAAGCGATTCGCGTAACATAATGCTTCTACATATACACGAAACGAACTATCAGATAATTCAACGACCTTTGGGTGGTCGGCGAAGTTGTCATCTATTCTGACCCAAGACATTATTTCCCTTTCTTAATTGTTAATCGCGTAGTCGGTTCGCCCTGCCTAGTGGGTACATACCCAAGCAGTTCAATGATTCGCGCCTCATCTGTTGATGTTCTACCTGAAACAGAACTCCACTTGATAGTCACGCCATCAAGCGTTACCCCTGTGACCCCTTCAAGCATAGCCTTTGCCCCATCTTTCTTTTCCTTATACGCCTTCTCTGCTTCGCCGTAAGTCAGGTAGTCTTGTGCGGCTTGATTGATTTCGGGATCATCAATAATCACAGAGTCAGCGATATCTTTTTTTCCAACACCTGCGCAACCGACTAATCCAGTAGCATCGTAATATCCGCAATAATTCGCGCAAAATGACGCGTCTTTTTCGGGCGCAGGTTGTCCTGTGAAGTCTTTGATTTCTTTAAGCCACGACAGGGCGTTCAACGCAATTTCGCGGTCATACGGCTCGCTATGAACTTTTACGGAGGTTTCGTCGCCGTCCCTAGGAATCGCTAGAAGTGTGACTGTCTTGACAGTTCTTCCATTCGCTTCCAGTAGGTATCCATACAACTGCACCTGCCAGCGTTGCTGCTGAGAAGGGAAGTAAGCAAGGTTGCGTAGTTTGGTTGTTTTCCAATCTACGATTTCACCGCGTGAAGGAATATACAGATCGACGTGACCAGTCAATCCTTCGTGTTCTACTTCAACTTCCATTTCATAAGAGTCCCCGAATGGGTCTTGTGATTTCAACGCATTTTCAATAGCGTGATGAATGGCAGTACCCATAAAGGAAGCAAGTCGCAGAGTGCTGGGATTAGTTGATTGTTGATTATGCAATTTATACCAAACTTTACGGCGACACCCACCAATTTCGGAAGGTCCTATATTCACCTGCTTAGAGCGTTCACTATTTTTACCTGAGCCGATAACTGCTTTCAAGATTGTATTTGCTACTGATTCCATCTATATCCCCTTATACCTCTAACGATGCCCTGACGGAAGTCCCGACAGAGCGCACGATATCTACCTGCGTTCTTAATCTATTCGCGTTGGCTCGCGCTGCTTTCACGGTAGCCTCAGCGATATTGAGTACCGTATATTCACTACGGCATTGAATAAGTGCCATATCTTCAACATCTTGGACTCTCATCTTTATCCCTGATTCGTTCAAAGACATTCTGACTTCCGCGATCTTGATTTCATATTCCACTTTGGCTTGGTGATAACCATATTCAGCATCACTCAGTTGTTTGTGTCCTTCATCAATCTCTTTAGAAAGATTGACTAATCTGCGTTCAACAGATACAGGGGTTAGGATTTCAGCCACGAGTTGTTTCCTCCTCTGTTGTAGATAGGGGCACATTTAGAACAGAAACTATCGTCCACGATGTGATTATCAATCGGTGCGTTGCAGACCGCGCACGAGTAACTTCTTTTTTGTAGGTGATTGCATGGGTTGTTTCCCCAACGCCATTCCCCACAACTGCATCTTGTAATGTTTTCATCGGACATTCCTACTCCCTTATTAGTTGGCGATTAGAACTGCTTGCGAGCGACCTGACTTACCAGTACGCCTTCTGCCTGAATCAACTATCAACCCTTTCGCTTTCAAAGTTGATGGTCGAGCAGTAACAGAGGAATAAGAGAGTTGAGGGAAGCAACTGCGTAATTCATCGGCAGTCATTCCTCGCTCTCCTGCATCTTTGATTGCACGCAAGACCATTTCTTCCAATCCAGTTACGTTTATTGAATTGGCTGCTTCAATAGATGTATCTGTTGCATTGTTGCGTACTAAGCGCAGCGAACCGCGCTTAGTCTGCTTGATTGGTTTTCCCATATTTTCATAATGGGTACGCATCATTACGTGAACTTCATAGAAGTCTTGATGCTTAGCAGATTTACCTGTGCTCTTTAATGTTAGAACATCAAATGCAACAGGGTGAAAACGGCAATTTTCATCGCCGTAATCATCAATCCATATACCCTCATACTTACGCATTGTATTTTCACACCAGAAGCAGTGAGTTTCTAGATCAGGCATTTTGATTCTCCATAATCTCTGTACGGCGAGCGAGCATAATTTGGCGCAGAGTTGTAGTAGTGCCGTTGTAGTTGAACTCGATATCAAGATCAACTTCGTTGGCATTCCACATTTTCTTTAGCACTTCCATATTGCTAACTAGACCGATGGTTGTTGCTAATGGTGTGCCGTCAAATGGCTCTGCGACTTCTTGCACTTCAATCGCTTTGACTTGCACTGGTGCGTTATCCGCCTGATTCATTTCCTCGGCAGTATAAATACCTGATAGATCGTTAGGAAATGCTTTGCGAAGTGCAAGAGATTCAGCGCATTTAGCAAGCATTACATCAGGCATCTTCGCCCATAACCCCATCGGCTTGCCATCTTTACCGATTTGACCATAGGCATCCATACGCGCAACTGCCCATAGTGGTTCAGCGAAACCTTTACGATATACGCCGACTTTCGCAGCAAATGGTGGTGTGGACTTCAACCAAACATCAGTCCATTGTCCATTTTCGTCGCACCATAGTGGTTCGGCTTGACCAGCATATTCACCGCTACGCTGAGCGACAATACGCAATCCGTCAATGCTGGATTGAATGGTGTACCTGCCACCGCGATTGATCATATAAATCTGCCGAGCGAATGGGTCTAATCCTGTTCGCTGACAGTAATGCAAGAAGACTGCTAATTCAGGCTTCGGTGCATCGGCTAATCCGATCTGCTTTAGTGCGGCAAGTTGCTTGTCGTCCCACCAAGATTGATCGTCTTGTACTTTTAGTAGTGCATTACTCATTGGATTGCCTTCCGTTTTTGTTATTCAGGCGTGACAGGTGCACGCCAGTCTTTGATTGTTTTGTATGTCCATAATGGAGTGCGCGAATACTTAATATCAGGCTTCGGCATTTGATTACGCGCTTTATACGAAGTAATCGTTGCTTCGCTGATGTTAAGAAGTTTCGCTATTTCCGTGATGGTCAAGAGTGTGTCGTCTGACAACATAACTGCCTTTCTTTATTTAGTTTTATTGCGGAGGAAGCGAATTTTGATATCGCTTGGATTATTGTCTGCGAAGGCGTGAAGCACGATGCCTTCTAATTCATCAACGATCCCTGCTTTGACTTCACTAGGCTTAGTGGCATCAAGGATTTGCTTGTTCCAATCAACTGTGACATTGACTCTGACTTTCTTCATATATTGCCTTCCGTTAGTAGTTGGTGTTGCGGTTGTACTTTACAGGGTTGTCCTGTAAATCTAGAGGAAGGCGCGACATAACACGCATACTGTTTAAGGGCGCAAAAAGCCGTTAGAGCCTTTGATATTGCTTGCCTTAACCCTTTACCCCTAAACAGTATTCAACGCGTTAGACAGGGTTTCTAGCCCCGATTTTTACTTGCGTATATGTATAACTACGCGTTGATAAGGAACTGTGCCTTCTGCTTCAATGACGAGTCGCCACCAAGTGACTTCTCAGCGCGGATAATCAACTTATCCTCGTTTCCGCGTACTGGCTTGAACCAGTCTGCGTATTCTGCGACTGCGTTATAGGCAGCCCACGCAGTACCAGCAACGATCTGCTGAGTAGGTGCTTTCCACAACTTCGTGAGATCAGCGCGAGTCTGCATTACTGCATTTACCTTGCGTTCCGTTACTCCGTTGCCAGTTGGCTCAGGAATCAACTTTTCAACGAAAGCCTTGTAGTCGGCATCGGTGTATTTGATAGACAGGAGTTTTTCAACTTCCTGCTCAAACGCTTCCTGATACTTGAATACCAAGCCTAGAGTTTCGCGTGCTTGCTGAACCTTGCCAGTTGCGCCCGAAGTATGTTTCAGCGCAATCTTGGAACTCGCCTTCTGAACTGCTAACCGAATTTGATTCGTGCAAGTCAAACGCAACGGAGTCACCGCTACTGTGAATGATGATGAGCCGTCGTGACTGTTGGTGGCAATAATGTATTTATCAATGCCATCAGTTCCGTTAGCAAACGTCATTGTTTCAGGGAACTTCATCACGATAGCAACTTTCTCTCCGTTGCCTAGCGATACTGCGCTTTGGAATACCGCACCTGCATCATCAACCAAGTGGTTGAGGAATGAAAATGCTTCTGTATTTTGAATCGGCGTATAACGATTACCAACTACGCCGAGAGCCTGAGTACCCTGCTTTGGATGCTCGCGGTATGTGATGAACTTGTTTTCTACTTGAAGCAATTCACCGCCGATCTCTACGCCGACTGGTTCATCGCTGACCTTAACACGCCAGTCAAGTTGCGCCATTGACAACGCTTCCTCGGCAGTCATAGCGCCATCAGTCTGTACGCCAATTCTGTTCCAGGGCACTTCACGGTTTCCAGCGATAGCGCGTGAGCCGTCGCTGAGTTTTTCTGCATAACTGGTTGTTGATCTTCTAGCCATTTTACTTCCCTTTCTTATTCTGTGAGTAGCCTCATCAGTAGCAGCGATTACTGCTAGACGCGGAATGTGACGGCACTCCGCGTTTCGGCTTAGTCTTTCAAGTAGTTATCTTCTGAGTTGATGCACTGAGCATCGCGGCAAAAGAAACCTTGCGCATATTGACCGCGCACTACTTCTTTCTTGCAGATACCGCAAGTAATGAAACCAGTCTTCTTAGACATAACCGCCTCCAACTACTTTCAATTCAGCCCAAGTATTGCGCTCATTCAACTCATCAAGAATGGAAGCAAGTTTTGGTGCTACTAAATCTTCTAGCATCGCCTCTAACATCATTCTTTGATTTTCAGGTGGCAGTTTTAACAGTCTCTTTGCCGTTTCATTATTTTCATCTATGATCGTTTCGAAGTGTAAATCGTGCTTAATTGATATTGTCATTTGCCTTCTCCTCTGTGTCTAGTTCTTCTTGATGGATTAAAGTGCATTTTCTGCACACATATATTTTGTAGTTCATATAGAACCGCTTGAACAGTCGCGCGTTAGTGATAGAGCACATACCGCAAGCACTCACTTTCCTTCCTCTTTCAATACAGAGATTGCTTGCTCTAGTTCGGCGATCCTTTCTTGTCGTGTCTTGTGCCTAGTTTCAACACCGAGCATTGCTAATTGTTCAACATAGATACTTTGATATTCGTTAAAGTGCCTTCTGGTGAGAATTGTTTTCGCTCTTGATGCGGCTAGTTGCCTTTCGTTTCCAGTCATTCTGTTTCCCCTTCTTTCATTTCTTGATATGCCTGCTCGACATATCCGTTGATTGTCGTTTGCGTGTTGATAAGGACAGCCCAAGTAATTTTCGGGTCGTCCTTATCTAACGCGAGTTGATAATTGTTAAGTGCTAGTTCAATCCACTTCTTAGTCCAAGGATTCACGGGTATAAGAAATCCTTACAACCTTGGCTCATCTTGGACAGAGGAACATCGCATCGTTTGGGCGTAGTCAATTCCCCTAACGCCCAAACGATTCCTACGATTACGAGCAACGCAATAATGCGTCGGAGTATGTATTTGTTTTTCATTAGTTATCTTCCTGTACATCGAAGTCACAAATATCAATGGACTCGTTGGTTTCGTCTAGATCGTCGCTGACTCCGTATGTGTTGATAGAAACATCGAAATTGCTTTCGTCAATCATCTCAACATCAAAGTCAATCGGCGCGGTATATGTGTATTCAACCTGAACTGTGAAGGACACAGTAACTTCCTTAGTCAGTTCAATGTCGCAGTCTGTCGCTAGTTCTTTCAACTCATCAACAGAAGCCGAGTCGTCATTAGTGACGTGCTCCACAATGAAAGAACGCACTGTGGCAATCAAGTCATTCAACTGCTGGCGTTGATAAGTATTGGAATTACGCAACGACTGAATCAATGCATCTTTTGACTCAACTGCTTTGTGGTAATTAGCGAATTCCTCAGCAATCACTTCAACGCTATTTTCTGCGATGAATGCCTCCGCTACCTGAAGTGGTGTAAGAGGTGCTGAATCGGTTGTGTTTACTGTTGCTTCTGACATTTGTATCTCCCTTTGTTTTCTGATGGACTCATCAGTAACGGCAATTACCGTTAGACCGCCCGAAGGCGGTTTCGTCCTATGCTTTGGCTAGTTCTTGCTTAACTACCTTTTCTAGTTGCTTGAAGAATTGACTAATAGTCTTGTTCGTTGAATTGGTATATAAGCCGATTCGCTTCTTGACATCTTCGAGAGTAAAGAAGTAATCACCGTCAGGACCATTAGCGAGCGCGCCGAAAGTTGCTTCAACGGCTTTGAGTCGAGCATAGAACTCAACATAATTTTCTTCTGTGATCGCGTTCATATTCACCGTCATAGTTGCCCATATCAATGAATTTGTAATTCCCCACTCTTTACCTTCTGCAGTGATTCCTGCGAAGTCTGAGCAGTTTTCGATATTCCAATGTAGTGCCATTTCTATCTCCCTTTGCAATTGCCTATTCTCATCAGTCACGGTTCGGCGTTCCGTGAGACGGCACGCATTTTTAGTATGCGCGCCGTTTCGAATTTATTCCCTTGATTTGATTCGCCAGTAATTCGCTATATGGTTAATCACTTGACCGTTGCGCTAGAAACTTATCTGTCACTCGCTCGCTGAATAATCAGGTCTTCGCGGATTTGTTTCACGGAACCTAGAACTGGTTCGGGCGTCGTTCGTGTGATACCTAAGTTACTCAATCAACATTATTATTTCGAACCCGATAAGACCTGATATTGCTGGTTTCGGGGAAATGATGTTTTCACTTCGCTACCCAACTGACTTATGTAATTAGTGAGTATTAGTTTTCTGTCACGCGATTTATTTCCCTAGGGATTTATATGAATAAATCGCTTCACCAGTTTTACTAACCTGACTTCTAGTTTTTTCACTTCTGTCGGGCTATCCTTGGATATACCCCCGACGCGTGCCTAGGGGTTCAGTTTATACAGGCTGGCCCTGTAAAGCAAGTCCAGACACGCGGTGCCCTGCTCTAGTTTTAAGGGTCATTTGCTGGGTTATGAAGCTTCACCGCTACAATCGGGCTATGGCATACACTCATATTGAACTTCGTTGCGGTGGACTCGTTGTGAATATCGAGACTGAACTTGCTTATCCTGATGCTATGGACGATCTGTGTAATCGCACTCTTAATCTATTCAAAGAAGGCGTACTCGTTGCTAAAGAAAACGACATTGATATTACAGTTATGAGCCTTCACACTTCTGACTACGGAGACGAAGACTTAGAAGACTAATCAAGCCAGACTTGATACTGGGCAGTCACTCTTCCCTTTTCGGGATCAACGAAGTGAAGTCGCTGAGAAGGTAGCCCCGAAGCAGCCATAGAATCTCTCGCGTAACGATTGTCCGATTCCGTTGAGCCAGTCCAGTAAAGATTGAAGTTCTTTTGAATCGGCTCCTGTGCGTGTCGGTGATAATGTCCAAGGTAAATATCGTGGAAATCATAATCGTGTGCGCCAGCCTTCCAGCGATTCGCACCGGCAATCCAAGCGGAAGGCGAAGCAAATCCTGAGCGACCTAACTCATCTCCGTGCATTAGGAGAGCGCGGTAGTTACCGACTGCTACTTCTTGAATATCTTCGGGGCAATCTTCCCAAGTCAAACGCTTCTCGGTTTCAAGAAGCATAGTTCTAGCGAACGAATAACACATTCGATCTACATTGTCACTCTTAGGAACCTCGGCTCGCTTTCCGCCGATTCTTCCGTGATTGCCCCATTCGGCTACGACAGTTACCTTCTCGAAGTTAGCAAGCATTACTCTAACGAAATCCATTAAGAGGCGAGATACATTGACCCATTGTTCGTGAAGCGAAGCATCAATCTGCCATAACTGCGCAGGGTAATTGAATAAGCCTTCAACCATATCTCCGCCGAACATAACTACGCATTCTCTGACAGGGTGATGAACGCGTTGCAATTCAGTCAGCGTTACAATCTTTTCAGCGAACTGCATTACGCGTTTACGCATAATCTCAGAGTTATATGAAGTAGTTACCTTTGCGCCTTGCCAGTCTGTTGAGTGGACTAAGGCTACTTCGGGCTTTCCTTTGCTTAGGTCTTTCTTAGGTGCAGGGACAGGAGCCACTTTGCCTAGAGCAATCATTGCTTCATAAGCACCGCGCCGAGTCGCTTCCGATAATTCTAGATTGCGGTTCTTAGCATCGGCTAATTGTTTCTGCGTATGAAGTAATGCTTTGCGTAGTTCAACAGTCTGCTCGTTTGATTCTACTTCTTTTAATTTATTTTCAAGACCCATGCTTAACCACGATTTCCTTCGCTAGTTGAATATAACCGATCTTGTCATTCCAAGAGTCTTCGTGAAGCGGATTAGCAAATACGCGAACACTTTTAAGGGCATCCATCATTAACGCCACTTGGTGAGGCGGTATTTCTTCAATCTGAAGTAGAGCACCCCATAAACGACCAATGGTAGTGAAATTAGTATAAGAATCACCGTACTCTTCTTGACGGTCCGCGAGAATTTCATTTACTTTGTCGCGCATCTGCATAATCCGTTGCGGTGTTTATTCAAAGTTTCGTGACCGAGTTTATGTCCATCTGAACGCAAAGCCATAACTATCGTATTGGTGGATATCCCATTATCAAGTGCTTTATTAAACGCAACCTGATCTTCTTTAGAAAGTTTATCTACGACTAAAACTACTGGACACTTTTCCCAGCGAGTTACGCGGTATTGATCTATCTTGTCTGCTAGAGCCATTTGCTCCACCTCCTTAGAGGAATAGTAGCAGGAGAGGCATCAGGATTAGATCAAGCCTTCATAGGCGAGTTCAAAGAAGTCCGCTTGGGAATCAACATCACGATAGGTCGGCACGATAACGCTGAGCGGAGTATCCATAAATGCAGAAACGCCCTGCACCTTCCCCAAGAGCAAAGCGTTTCTTGCTATTAAGTTGTAGCGCAATCTTAGTGGGTTTCTAAGTTGTTTGCATACGGAGTTGAAATATGTGATTCAGGAAGAACATTTGGTGAAGTGCTTGGGTTATGAGGAACTGCTGCCCCGCCCATAAATGAAGGAACGACAAACATCAAAACTTTCTTGATATCAGTAGAAAATCCCGTAGCACCCCAAGCGGTCATGCCTGTACCTGCGGCAAGAGTCAGAGCCTTTGGATCGGTCAGTTTTAATCGAATCATGGCAACTTCTTCATTAATTCGGTATAGGTGGCTTGGTTAATACCCGTAACTGGCAGTCTATTGGCGCTCTGGAAAGTTTTGACGGCATAGGCTTGGGTATCTGACCAACCGCTATTCTCAAAGGCTTGTGGGAGCAACCCTGCCTTAAATAGAGCCTTCTCAACAGCAAGCACCGCAGCAGTTTTGCCAGTCGGTTTGTAATCGCTTGCGTTCCATGCGGGTGCGGAAAAGGTTGTTGTGGGCTTGGTTGTGGCAAAGTTTGAGTTATGAGTGACGGCTACACCACCTGCGCCGAGAGCAGTAGCCCCAGCAACTCCACCCGCCATTAATTTGTTTGTGCCTAGCGACTGAGTGGGTTTGATAGTTGTTGAATAGGCAGGGCGAACAATCGCCATAACATAAAGATAAGGGCGATGGCGAAGATAAACTCCACCCCCATTGGCTTGCGAGGCTGAGAGCGCGTGATCGGGTGAGGTGTTGC